CTTTTAAAATTTTGAAAAAAATAATTACACCAGTAGGTAGGGCTTTGTTTCCTGCCTTGAACCCAGGATTTCCTGATACCACTTTTGACCCTGTATACCAAGTACTGTTATGCGGTAAGCCAGAAGAGTTTGGGGATTTCATTAAGCACATCCAAGGCATTCACCAAGAAGCTATCGATGCGCAGCAAGCTATCATCACTAAAGGTGGTGGTAAGAAGAAAGTAAAAGTTCACGACCTACCTATCGTTGAGGATATCAAAGATAAGGATGGCAACCTAACAGGAGAGATTGCACTTAAGTGTAAGCTTAAGGCTGAGGGAACTCGTAAGGATGGAAGTTCTTACAAGAATGACTTGATGCTTTTTGATTCTCAAGGTCACCCTTACAGCGGTAACGATGAGGTAGGCAACGGCTCTAAACTTAAGGTAGGTGTCTACCCTAAGACCTGGTTTGTTCCAACTCTTGGAGTAGGACTTACACTTGAAATAGGTGCTGTCTTTATCATCGATCTAATCTCTAAGTCTGGACGCGCTGAAACCGCAGAGGACTGGGGCTTTGAAAAGGAGGACGGTTTTACCGCGCCTAAGAGTACTTCAGAGAAAGTTGTGGAAGCTTTCGGTGGTACTGAAGAAACAAGCGAACACGCTTTCGACTTCTAATGTATGTGTATCTGAAACTCCTGCAGAATCCAGTCCCTGCGTCGCGGCCACGAGTCACACGTTGGGGGGTTTACTTTGGCAAGAAGTACACGGCGTACAGAGATGATGCGCCTAAGACTATTGCCGAAGCAGTAAAACTTGCAGGAGTGGAGGATCTTCTTCCGCTTAAAGACACCTTGTTCGTATCAGCTATTTACGAGGTGCAACAACCTAAAAAAACAAAGCTTCAATACCCAAATCCAGATATTGATAATTACGATAAAGCCCTTTTTGACTGTCTTACGAAGGCAGGGATTTGGGAAGACGATAAACAAATACTAGCCTCCTTTTCAATGAAGAGATGGGCGCACAAAACTAAACCACCATGCACACACCTACTGATAACGACTCACGATTCGTCCGACATATCCCCTGCACTAACTGCGGAAGCAAAGACAATGCTTCGCTATATGATGATGGACACACATTCTGCTTTGGATGTAAGTACCGCGAGTCTGCCGACGGAACTGTAGTTAAGGAGAAACCTAGATTGCCATCATCATTATTAGAAGTAGATTATTCACCACTACCCAAGCGAGGACTTACAGAAGAAACGTGTCGCAAGTGGGGGTATGGTCAAGGATACATTAGCGGTAAGCCAGTACAAGTTGCAACATACTGCGACGATCACGGCAAACCTATCGCTCAGAAGTTAAGGGGAGCAGCAAAAGATTTCTCTATCGTGGGAGATGCGAAGAACATGGGGCTTTATGGTAAGCACCTATGGCAGAGTGGTGGCAAGATGGTCACTATTACAGAGGGTGAAGTAGATGCCCTATCAGTCAGTCAGTTAACTGGGAATAAGTGGGCGGTAGTCTCTGTTCCTAATGGCGCACAAGCTAGTGTCAAAGCTGTAGCAAAAGATATAACTTGGCTTGAGTCATTCGACTCAGTCATATTTATGTTCGACCAAGATGAGCCTGGTCAAGAGGCTGCTAAAGAATGCGCTCTATTACTCAGTCCAGGTAAGGCCAAGATAGCAAACCTGCCATTGAAAGATGCTAATGAAATGTTAGTAGCTAATCGTGGTGGTGAAGTTATCAGCGCACAATGGGGTGCTAAACCATATCGTCCAGATGGTGTCATCTGCGGAGAAGATCTATGGGATAAGGTGTCAGAGATAAATGATACTGAATGTATTCCTTACCCTTGGAAGGGGATGAATGAAAAAACCTACGGAATCAGACTCGGAGAACTCGTCTGTCTGACCGCAGGAACTGGCATTGGTAAGTCAAGTGTATGTCGTGAGATTGCTCACTACTTACTTGCTCAAGATAAGAAGGTAGGCTACATAGCACTCGAAGAATCTGTAGCTAGAACTGCTAAGGGATTGATAGGTATTCAACTGAACAAACCTATCCACCTACATGGTCATGAGGTAGACCAGGAGGAACTACGCGAGGGCTTCGAGGCTACTCTAGGTCAAGGCAACCTCACACTCTACGATCACTTCGGTTCTACCGATGCTGATAACCTACTGTCTAAGGTGCGGTACATGGTGGTATCTCTAGGGGCTAGGTACATTATCCTCGACCACCTATCTATCGTGGTATCTGGCTACGAAGATGGAGATGAACGCCGCCGTATTGATGCTGTGATGACTAGGCTGAGAAGCTTGGTGGAAGAACTAGGTATATGCCTCTTCCTTGTAAGCCATCTTAAGCGTCCTCAGAACACGCCTCACGAAGAGGGAGGACAAACTAGCCTCGCTCAACTGCGTGGCTCACAGGCTATCCCACAGCTTTCTGACATGGTGCTAGGGTTTGAGCGTGACCAACAAGATCCTAACCTGGCTCATGTCACCACCGTCCGTGTCTTGAAGAACAGATACTCAGGGGATACAGGCATTGCTTGCCACCTTAAATACGATAGTAATACAGGTAGGCTGAACGAATGCGACATTGACTTCGAGTCAAGTAACGCAGTCAAGAAACAGTTCTCAGAACCAGTACCTTTCTAATGGAAGTTCATTGGAAGAATAGAGGCTTCGGTAACTACGACGCATACTACAAAGGTAGATTGAGGGGAAGGGTTTCCTCAGTCTATGGGAAGAAGAGAAAGGGTTGGAGGGTATTCTTTCCTAACGATCCTACAGTTACTTACATACTAGATAAACTTGACTTAGCAAAAGAGGTTATCGAATCGCACATTAAACATACAGAGAAACTAAATGACAACATACAATGATACTACTGACTACCGTAATCGCTACACTCCTGCTATACAGAGCGTGCTAGAGGATATAGGTAGAAAGGATTACAAGGATACTTTTGTATTCGACATAGAGACTGATGGATTCCTTGAGGAGTGTACAAAGATACATTGCATTGGTCTATCTACTCCTGATGGGGAACGCGCAGTCTATGCAGGTAAGGATTTAATAATGGGGCTGAAGCATTTAGCTAATGCTGCACATATTATTGGCCATAACATTATTGGTTTTGATATACCAGTAATCCAAAAGCTTTACCCTACTTGGAAAACTAAAGCTAAGATTAGCGACACGTTAGTGATGTCGCGTATCGGTTGCCCAGATATCATCAAGAGTGATTGGGCTACCATAGATACTAGCGGTATGCCAAAGAAGTTATGTGGTCGGCATAGCCTGGAGTCGTGGGGATATCGTCTAGGTATTCGTAAAGGTGAGTTAGGATCTGATGGTAACGAAACAGATTGGTCTACTTATACTGAAGAGATGGGTGACTACTGCTTACAGGATGTTACCGTTAACCTTGTACTCTACCACCATCTTCTAAAGAAAGGCGTGTCACCAGAGTGCCTAGAGTTGGAGCAAGACTTCATGCTAAACATTCACGACATGATGGAGAATGGGTTTGAGTTTAACTCCGAAGATGCAGCAAAGCTGTATGCCAAGCTTCAAGTAAGGAAGAGTGAGATAGAAGGTAAGCTTCAAACTATCTTCCCTCCTCAAATTACTTACTTGAAGACACCTCAGTATTACTTAGATAGATACGATAACAAGTATCGCATTAAGGGTGATGCTCCTAATGATGAACGTGCTTCGCTAAGGCGTGGGCCTCTTAAGGAAAGAAGCGTACCCTTCAACCCAAGTAGTCGTGACCAGATCGGTAAAGCTTTCATTGAGAAGTACGATTGGAAACCTAAGGAACATACTAACGAGGGTAAGCCTAAGGTTGACGAGAGTATATTGATGTCGCTACCTTATCCAGAAGCTAAACCTTTAGCAGAGTACATGATGCTTACTAAGCGGATAGGACAGTTGGCAGAGGGTGATGCTGCATGGTTGAAGCTAGTTAAGGAAGATCGCATACATGGTTATGTAAACCACAACGGTGCTGTATCAGGTAGATGCACTCATAGCCGTCCAAACATTGGACAAGTACCTGCAGTACGTGCGCCTTTTGGTAAGGACTGCCGTGAGCTGTTTACTGTGCGACCAGGTTACAAGCTTGTTGGTGCAGACATGAGTGGCTTAGAGTTACGTTGCCTTGCTCATTACCTATACACTTGGGACGAGGGTGAGTACGCTAAGGAGATCTTATCTGGTGACATCCATACCATGAACCAATGGGCTGCAGGGTTAGAGACACGCGACCAAGCTAAGACTTTTATCTATGCCTTTCTTTATGGAGCAGGTTCAGCTAAGATAGGGGACGTAGTCGGCGGTGGTGTTAAAGAGGGGACGATGCTGAAGCGTAGATTCTTAAAGACTCTACCTGCACTTCAATCTCTCATCGACGCTGTCGAACAGAAGGTGAAAGCTACAGGGAGTTTAAAAGGATTAGATGGTAGACCGTTACCAGTACGATCAGTACACTCGGCTCTTAACTTATTACTACAATCATGTGGCGCAGTCTTGATGAAGAAAGCTACAGTAATATTAATGGATCAGATAAAGAAGAGAGGACTTGATGCTAGGTTAGTAGCACACGTCCACGACGAAGTTCAGTTGGAAGTCCGTAGTGACAAGGCTGAGTTCGTAGGAAAGTTAGCAGTCTTCTGCATGAAACGTGCAGGGGAAAGCTTTAAATTTAAATGCCCACTTGATGGGGAATTCAAAATAGGAAACAACTGGGCTGATACCCACTAATAAAATGAAAATAATTCACGAAGAAATAGTAATTTACAATGACCACGAAGACGCTCACCCTGATGATAAGGTGGTTGCCCAGTTATGGAATGATGGCGATGTATCAATCAAGGACTTAGAGAATGAGTCTGGTGTGTTCATATCACTTAATGACTTGGAACAGTTAGTTAAAAGCTTACAGTTCAAGCTGAAGTTACATAAGGAGAATGAAAGGTATAAGAAGGAGAATAAATGAAAGCACTCCTAGACCCTACTCCTCTCCTGCTCATTGATGCAGACGTACCTCTCTACCAAGCCTCCTTTGCTGCAGAGCATGAGTGGCAATGGACTGAAGATGTCCAAACTATCAACGCCGATATCAACGATGCCGAGCGTGTGTTTGAACTCTACATCCACAAGATCGTGAGGGAATTCCCTGACGAGTTTACCCCACTACTCTGCTTCTCAGGTAAGGGTAACTTCAGAAAGGATATCCTACCGACCTATAAAAGTAACCGCAAGAACAGGCGTAAGCCTTTAGTGCTAGGGGAACTCCGTGAGTTAATGATGACGAAGTACATCTCAGTAGTCCACGGTAACCTAGAGGCTGATGATGTACTCGGCATAATGTCAGGATCTGGTGTTATGGTTTCCATAGATAAAGACCTCAGAACCATACCTGGTTTACTGTATAATCCTAACAAGCCTGATGATGGAATCGAAGTAATCGAGGAAGACGAGGCTGATTATAATCACTTGTACCAGACCCTTATTGGGGACTCTACTGATGGCTACTCTGGATGCCCAGGTATCGGCCCTAAGAGAGCCGCTAAGATATTAGATGAGGATTGCTCATGGGATGCAGTTGTGTTTGCTTATGAACGCAAAGGTCTAAGTGAAGATGATGCGCTAGTCCAATCAAGGGTGGCTCGTATCCTCCGACCTGGAGAGTATGACTACCCATCTATGAAGCCAATACTATGGCAACCTCCAACCTTCAATGACATCTAAACTTCCTGATAACGTAAATGTAATGGGTACTCTCTTTAAGATAGTACAAGGTACACTAATAGATGAGGAAGGTAACGGATCGTACGGTGAATGGGATGGAACTGATCTAAGTATCCACTTAGAGGTAACATCCCCACGACCTCATAAGGCCATTACCTTACTCCATGAACTCATACACGGCATAGATGAACTATGCTATATGCGCCTCAGTCACCAGAATGTTTATATATTGTCACAGGTTCTGTATCAAATAATATTACAGAATCCAGAACTAATAGAGTATATCTCTAACTCCTATTCAGAAGATAGGGAGGGGCAGGGGGATGGGCGCAGCGCAGGACACGCACATCAGAGTGAACACGGTAAGGACGGCTGTAATAGCTAAGAGTTTTTCTTTCTTCTTACTCATCTTTATCAATCTGCTTGTGAACAATATCCGACATTAATTCAACAGGGTCTTTAGGTTCTGACACGTCGGTGATGCCTTTAAGGATCGCGCTAATCTGTGTAACAACTAGCGTGATGAGTGTAGCCACAATGGCTAAGTTTTCCCCTGCGGTGAACTGCACAGAACCGAGGAATGCAAGCACGAGTAGGCATAAGTAGAACGCGCCGAATACAGCAAGGTGCTTACCTGCCTTTTCCTTAGCGGATTCTGTAGCCTTGATAGTATCTATCTGACCCTTGAGGTTAGCTTTCCGTAGGCGTATCTCACCTTCAATCTCTGCACGACGCAGCGCAATAGCTTCCTTAGTAGAGCCAAGTAGCTGTGCTTCCTTCTCGTCCTTATTAGCAGAGGGTGCTGGCTTCACCTTAAACGGTTCACCATTCTCTATGATTTCGACAGCCTCTTCAGGTTCGATGTAGTCTTTAGGTTTCTTTGCCATTGTTATATTTATTGTTGTAAAGCATAGTTATGTGCTTATGTGCTATCTCCAGGGGAAGAGCGAGGATAAAGAATAATGCCTTCAGAAACGAAACTATCGGCGCACGCATCGAGGGGAAAAATATC